GTATGTATTAAACTTTGGAGCATTGTATGCGACACCAAATAATAACAGGTATCGTTGGGTAAATGCTAAGACGATTGAGATTCCGTCTATCAGCACCACGGGTCGTGTTGATGCAAATCGTGATACAGTCGCATTTGCACAGCGTAATTATGAAAACGCTTGGGAGACCAAAACGCTTAGTAATCAGCGTAAATGGTCTACTCTGGTTCATCCTATGGATATTGACCAGACTAATATGGTAACTACGATTGCTAATATTACTCAAGTGTTTAATGAGACTCAGAAGTTCCCAGAGATGGATGCTTATACCATTTCTAAAATTTATCATGATTGGACTACATCTATTGAGGGCGATGCCGCTCATGGTGCATATACTGGTAAGACTGCCAGTACAACCACTCTTACGGAAACTTCCATTCTCGGTGAGTTTGATGATATGATGCTTGAAATGGATAATCATATGGTTCCTCCGAATGGGCGTATTCTGTACGTTACTAATGAAGTTAAGACCATGCTGAAAAATGCCCAGATTGATGCTAACAATACACTGGGTAGAAGCATTAGTGTTGAGTCTGGTCCGAACGCTATTGACCGTAGGATTTCCAGACTGGATGAAGTACAGGTTATCGGTGTTCCTGCAACACTTATGAAAACTCTGTATGATTTCTCTGCTGGTTGGACTCCGGCTGGAAATGCGGCTCAGGTTAACATGATGCTCATTCATCCGTTAGCAGTAATTACTCCGGTATCTTATACGTTCTCCAGACTTGATGCTCCGAATGCACTGTCTGAAGGCAAATATGTGTACTATGAGGAATCTTTTGAGGATGTATTTATTCTCAATAAGAAAGCTGATGCTATTCAGTTTAATATTACTGCCGCTTCTTCTACTACAACCACAACGAATGGATAATAATTAGGAGATAGGTACAGTGAGTAAAGAATCCATAATTGTTCAGAGAGCAAATGTAATTTTACATATTGCTCCTGAACAACTCGATTACTATATGACACAAGGTTATAACGTAATTGATAATGAAGGAAATGTAATTAAAGCAAGTATACCTAAAGATTTAGGTACACTGCAAAAATTGTATGTAGAGCATACAGAAAAAATTGCGGAACTTGAAGCTGAAATTAAATCTCTTAAACAAAAAAGAGGTAGAAAACAGTCTAAAGTTGAAGAAGAATGAGAAAGGTGGTAGTAATCAATGTATTTAACATTTGAGGAATATATAGAAATGGGAGGTACACTTGATGCTACTACTTTTTCAGATATAGCATACGAAGCAGAAAGTTATATTGATTGGTATACATTTAACCGTCTTTGGAATGAACCTGAAATACCCGAACGTGTGAAAACTTGTATGTATCACATTATCGGGTTGATGCAGAAAGAAATGGATTTAGATTTTAATGGATCATCGAATGCTACAGGCACAGAACAGACAGGCACGGGTCAAGTAGCAAGTCAGTCCAATGATGGAGTTAGTATATCATACAATATAATTTCTGCTAAAGATGCTATAGAAATGGCACGCAAAGATGTCGATAACACCATAAAGCGTTATTTACAAGGTGTGACTAATAGCTTAGGTAGAAAATTGCTTTACAGAGGTATATATCCAGATGAATAATTATCCGATATGGTGGGATACTACAATAACTATATATAATAAGTTTGAAGATACACAAACTCATGTAGTTAGATGGTATCGCACTAAAGTGGATGGAGCATTTTGGAAATATACAGGTGATAAAATATCAGTTGGTAAAACGATATTAGAAACAAATGATACTATATGTCGTATCAGAAAAGATTCTCGATTTCTTCCAAGACATGAATGGATAACTAAACCAAATGATGAAATGAACAATTTCTTTACTTTAGGTATAGGTGATATAATAGTTAAAGGAGAAGTTGATGATGAAATAGATGAATACGCATCTGGACATCGTGCAACTGATATTGAAAAGAAATATAAAAATTTACAAGGATGTATCAGAATTGAGGAAACTGCTGTAAATACAGGTCCCGGAAGATGTAATGAACATTATTACGTGAAAGGTATTTAATATGCCAACAGTACAATTAAAAGCAGAAATTAAATATTCACGTAAAATGAATAAGTTGATTAAACTACTTAATGATAAAGAAGTTAAGATAAATGTTAATCAATTTATTGCAGATGCTATTCAACCGTTTGTACCTCAAAAAACGGGTAGATTAAGACGTTCTCTATATGTAGGACCAAATGTTATATCGTGGGGTAGAGGATTAGCCTATGCCCATTATCAATTTGAAGGTGAAGTATATGGTCCTAATTATCCGGGTATAGAAAAAGATGGTACAGGTGGTTGGAGGTCTGCTAAAGTAAAACATCCTATGGGTAGAGAACTTGGGGCGTTTAATGGAGTTTTATTATTGCGTCCAAAATGGCAGTTGAAAGAAAATGGTGATTATATAACTCCAAAATCTTTTGAATTAATACCCTATAAATTTGGTTATACCACAGAAGGAACAAGACATCATTGGACGGAAGTTTATCAGTGGCAACTCAAAAGTGATACTAATAAAAAGATAACTCGTTATCTAAAACAGGAATGTAAGAAACGAGGTTTAAATAGATGAGCGACAAGAATAAAGCCGTAATTGATTACCTGTCTCAATGTAATAGTTTGATAAGTAATGAACGCGGCTTATTTTTCAATTTTATGGATGCTCAAGATAGTAGTGCACAAATAATGACTATGGCAAATGATATATCATTAAATCGAAGGTATATTGACGGGAGTGCTCTTAAAAATTATTTATTCACTTTGCTCATTTTTAAATCCTTATCCGCCAATGCAGTAGTTACAGAAGATGGATATCCGCATGAAAATGTGGAAGATATGTCAGAAGTACAAGCTGTTATAGATTGGATAAATGAGCAAAATGATTTACATAATTTTCCAGATTTTGGTGAAGATTGTACTGTAGAAAATATAGAAACAACTACAGAAAATCCGACATTGGAAGGTATCAATACAGATGTAACTCCGGCATTAGGAATGTACAGTCTTACTATAAGAATTGAGTATCTCGATAAAAGTAAAGTCATATGGAGGTAAAAAGATATGGCAGTATCCCAATTTAATTTAAGTCAAGGCCAGCGGGCAGAAAGAAAACTGTTAATTACAGTGGCAGAATGGAAAGAAACCACAGGAACAACCGAATCTTCGGTTCGTGAAATTCTTGGTACACGTACTGAAGATTCCAGTATTGAGTATAATCCTGATATTGAGACTACTACAGATATTCTGGGTATTAACTATACTGATCTGAATAGAACTCAGCCACAACAGGATTTTGATCCTTATTTAGTTCTCGGCGGTTCTAAACTCGGTGCAAAGCTGAATGATATTAGACGTAGAAATGCTTTATCTGAACTGGATCAATTTACTGTATATGTTATCACAGCATTTGTTGGTATAACTGGTTCTTATGAAGCAGAGAAGCATACTGGTTGTACGATTGCTTATAACAGCATCGGTGGAGATTCTAATGTAAACTTCCCGATATCTGTATATTTCAGTAATAACATTACAACTGGTACTGTTGATAAATTAGCAGATGATTTTGTATTCACTGCTGATGTAACTGTAGGTGGTTGATTAACTGTAGGAGGAAAACCAAATGTCGATTATTGATGAAAAACAACCAGTAGATATTAATTTATCTGAAACTCAACGAGCCCGATTTAGAATAGATGGAGATAATGACAGAATTTTAGAGTTGAATATCTCTGATATGGGTATAGTTACAAGATTACGTGATGGATATCCTAAGTTAGATAAGTTAACACAAAAAATTGCGTCTATGGATGATGCAAGTGAGTTATCTGACGATGAGGACGAAAAAAACGTTCGTAAAGCAGTAACTACAATGGGTTCTGCTATAGAAGAAATTGATAACGAAATGCGCGATATAATGGATAGCATATTTGACGCAAAAGTATCGGAAGTATGTGCACCTGAAGGTACTATGTATGATTTATTTAATGGTAAATATCGTTATGAGATAATCTTAGAAAAATTATTACCGTTATATAATGAAAACATGGATAAAGAATATGAAGCAATAAGTAAACGAGTTCAGAAACATACCAGTAAATATACGAAGCGGAAATAATATGTATGACATACCAACAAGTATTCAAGTTGACGGTGAAGAATACGCTATAAGAAATAGGGGAGATTATAGAGTTATACTTGATTGTTTTGCCGCACTTGAAGATACAGAATTAAACGAACAGGAAAGATTATGGGCTTGTCTCATAATCTTTCTTGAAGATTGTAATGATATTGAGGACGTAGCACAACTTGATAATATCCCAGAAATAGTAAATCAGATGTATCTGTTTTTTAATTGCGGAACAGAGTCTGGTGTTGGGAAGAAAGTCAATCATAAATTGATTGATTGGGATAAAGATTCGCAGTTAATTTGTAGTGCTGTGAACAAAGTCGCAAACAAAGAAATAAGATTAGAGCCATATATACACTGGTGGACATTTATGGGATATTATACCGCAATCGGTGAATCCCCTTTGTCCACCATTATTAGTATACGTGATAAGATGTTGAGCGGTAAAAAACTGGAGAAATATGAAAAAGAATTTAGAAGAGATAATCCTCAGTTCTTTGTATGGAATAGTTCTACAGTTGCCCAAAATGAAGCTGATAAACTTGCAAAGGAATTATGGAATAGTGAGAGTGTATAAATATGGCGAATAGTTATGATAATGATATACAATTAACTGTAGGTGTAGATGCAGATGATGCTTTAGATACATCTGAACAATTAAGTGAATCTATCCATCGTATGTTTGACGCATCTGTTGGACAACAGATGACCACAAGATTAAGAAGTATATTATCTCAATTTAATGGATTAGAAACACGTGCCGATGCTATACGAAATAGAATGATTGAGTTAGAACGAGATCGAGCCCATTGGACAGATCCTCAAAGAGATGAGTATCGAGAACTTGGTGAGAGATTATCACAACTAAACAATCAAATGGTTATAACTCGATCTCGTTTAGAGGATTTAGGTGCCACGGGTGATAGAACAGCTAATAGGCTAAGTAATGTATTTAGACAATCTGAAAGTGAAAGGCCTGAAGTATTAAACATAATAGAATTATTAAAAATTGGATTTAATGAACTTATACAAAGAAGTACACATTTAGCAACTACACTCGGGTCAATAGTCGGTAATGCTGTGCTTACAGGTCTTAGAAAACTCGGTGATTTAGCTAAAACAGCGGCTATCAAATTTGCTATGATACCGCTTAAAGCCGTAGCAACAGGATTACAAAAAATAGCACAGTTAGCAAAATCTGCGGCTGTTAATTTAGCAAAAATGATAGCATCTCCTATTATAAATGGTGCAAAATCTCTTGCTAAAAATCTACTACATATAGGAAAAAGTTCTGATAGTAATAATATGTCTCTCAAAAAGGGATTACGAATGTTTATCAGATATGGACTTGGTATGCGTTCGTTATTTGCCCTTATAAATAAATTACGTAAAGCATTAACTGACGGACTTGGTCAAATGGCAGAATCGTTTGAACCGTTTGGTAGTGTAGTATCCGATTTTAAAAATTCTATCGAACTGTTAAAAGGAAGTGTAGCATCTGTAGCGGCACCTATTTTACAACAAGTATTACCTGTTTTAACAGCATTTATAAACAAACTGTCTGAAGGTATTACAATGATAGGTAAATTTGTTGTAGCATTGCAAGGTAAAAGTATGTTTGTAAAAGCTACAAGTGCCGTGACAGACACAGCAAAAAAATCTACCAAAGCATTGAAGAATACAGCTAAAGCGGCAAAAGAAGCACAAAGAGAATTATTCAGTTTCGATCAAATAAATAGATTCAGCAGCCAGAATGATAGCGATACTGGAAGTAATACAGATACAGGTGATGATTCTGATACACCTAATATTACATTTGAAGAAGTACCTATTGAAAATGCTATAAGTGAATTAGCTAATAAAATAAGAGCATTTATTCAGAATGAGGATTGGGCAGGATTAGGTGAATTTTTAGGTAATAGTATAAATAGTGTATTCCAAAAAGCTAAAGATTTACTCACTTCACAAGAATTGTATGACAAAATTGATTGGTGGGTAAACGCTATTGTAATCACATTCAATAGTTTAGTAAGTGCTATTAACTGGCCGTTGATTGGACAAACATTTGCCGCGGGAATAAATCTTATATTGTATACGGTTAATTCTTTACTTACACGAATTGATTGGTTTAATTTAGGATTGTCTATATCCAATGGTTTAATGGGGTTAATAACAGATTTAAACTGGCCATTATTAGGACAAACTTTGGCAAACTTTGTAAATGCTTGGATAAGTTTTATTCACGGTGCAATATTAGGATTTGACTTTAGACTTGCCGCATCAAATCTTATGATTGCTTTAAATAATTTTATATCAACTGTACATTGGGGAGAATTAGGTGCAACATTATCCAGTCTTATGATAGGAATTTTAAATTTCTTATCAACAGCTATACAAGATTTTGATTGGGATAATCTTGCAACAGCAATTACACAATTTTTAAGCGGTGTAAATTGGAATGGAATTGTAACATCTTTGTTTGAATTTATAGGTGCCGCATTTGGATGGGGAGTAAAATTACAGAACTATATATGGGGCATTATAAAAACAGCTTGGGATAATATGATGACAGATTGGAACACCCGTGTAGAAGAAGCGGGTGGAGATGTTTGGAAAGCTTTAACTGATGCAATTAAAGAAAAATTCAGTGGTATATGGGATTGGTTAAAGAAACACGTTGTAGACCCGTTTATGAAAGGATTTAATGGCCTGTTTGGTATAAGTGAGGGATACTCTTCGGTATTAAAAACTGCGGGTAGTGAATTAGGCGAAGGTATGTTTAATGGCATACTAAGTATATTTAGTGATTTATATAAATGGATAAAAGATAATATAGTTGATCCGTTTATGTCAAATATAGAAAGTTTATTTGGTATGGAACCCGGAACAGGATCAACTATAATGAAGGAACTTGGTGAAGGGCTAATCGCCGGATTTTGGGAAGGTATAAAGTATGGCATGATGCCTGTTCCAGCGTTGTTAGAAGATGTATTTGGAGATAAGAATCAGAATGGATTATTAAATCTGATTAAAGGTATATTTGATATGAACTCTCCGTCAAAAAAGATGTTTGATATAGGTGGAAATCTTGTAAAAGGATTATCAAATGGTATTGAGCAAGATACAACATTTAATTCTATGCTATCTAAATTTACAAATTTAGCGTCTGATATTTCAAAGTCCTTTACAAATATAAATTGGGCAGATATAGGAACTAACATATGTTACGGTATACAAAATGGTATTAATAGTGGCTGGAATTGGTTACAAAATACTGTAACTAATATGGCGTACAGTTTATATAATAGCGCACGTTGGGCATTAGGAATCTTTTCTCCATCACGTGTGTTTAGAGATGGAGTGGGTAAAATGATTCCTGCTGGTATTGCTGTAGGTATTGATAAAAATTCTGATACAGCTTTAAGTGCTATTGATACTTTATCAAATTCAATATCGGGCACAGACATTAAATTACCATCTATAATAGCAGGTAAAGTAGTTCCATACTCTGCTAACGGAAGATCTGCGAACGATGGAATAGAAACTATTTTACATAATGTAGAAGAAATGTTAGAATATAATCAGACAACATATTTAACCAAAGAGGATTTTGAACGTATTATGACAGACATCGCCAGAAGATATTTTAATGTGGCATTTACAATAGGTGATGAGCAATTAGCAAGGCACGTTAATAGAGGTAATACAATATTAAATAAACGATATAGTAGTGTTACATCATAAGGTGATACGATATGGAAAGACCTTTTAAAATCAATGGGGTGGCAATTCCCACCCCAACTGAATATAAATTTAGCGCAGAAGATTTAAGTTCAGAGAACACTGGGCGTACATTAGACGGTATAATGCACAAAGATGTCGTTGCCGTAAAAGATTATTATGACTGTACATGGAAAAAATTATCATTTGAAGATGCTTCACTTATATTAAACTTGTTAGATGGCAAAACCAAAGTAAGTTTCACACATGCCGATCCGAGAGTACCCGATGTATATGTTACGGGGGATTTTTATGTCGGAGCACGAAAATGTACAGCCGTTAATCTTAAAACTCGTTCATGGAATGATATAGTAGTTACATTCATCCGAATCTAAGGTGATTTTATGTTAGATGTTTCCAAAAGATTTAAACAAGAATTATATAACGAGAATAGAGATTTCATCAATACATTAGCAATAACACTGGCAGATGGAACTGAATTAACAGTAACAAATGAACATATCATGCAAGGTGGAGTGTTAATTGATGATGCTGTATCTGAGGATGATTCATTCACAGCAGTTGGATCAACAATAATAAATAGTGCTACTCTTATATTATATAATAATGATGAAATATATTCCGACTATGATTTCACTAATGCTACGGTGATAGTGTATACAGCATTAAACATCGACGGTACTCCAACACCAGAACCGCCCCTTAAAAAAGGTACGTTTACAATAGATAATGCCACATATAATAATGCTACAATAACATTGACAGCGTTTGATAATATGGAACAATTTGATAGGCCATATTCACTAAGCGAATTAACTTATCCGACAACACTATTACAAATAGTATTAAATGCGTGTTCCGAATGTGGTGTAACTCTTGCTAATTCATCTTTAAACTTTCCTCATAATAATTATCGTGTAACAACAAGACCATCCGAGGATGTGACTACATTTAGGGATGTTATCAGTTATTGTGCAATGATAGCGGGTTGCTTTGCTCGGTGTAACGTAAATGGTAAATTAGAATTTAAGTGGTTTGATACTGAAACATTGTATAATGACACACGTAGTTACGATGGTGGCACATTTGATCCGTGGACAGAAGGTGACACATTAGATGGTGGTACCTTTAATCCTTGGACAACGGGTACGACATTAAATGGCGGAGAATTTACAGATTACAGACCAGTACATTATATAACAGGATTATATTCTCAAAACTTGGGAGTAGATGATGTTATAATAACGGGTGTGAAAATAAATGTGGATATAGACGATCCAGATTCGGATGAAACATCTCAATCATTTATGGATGGCACAGACGATTATTTAATAGAATTTAATTCTAACCCATTTATTACAGTCGATACTGCTCCAACAGTTTTAGGATGGTTGTCCGATCTATTGGTAGGATTACAGTTTAGGAAATGTAATTGTACACACGATGTAGATCCAACTATTGAAGCTGGTGATGTTGGATTTGTATGGGACGCAAAAAATGTTGAACATAAAATATTGATTACAAGGGTAAATTTTAATCCAACATCTCCGCAAACAATCGTATGCGGGGCAGATACGGCATTAAGAAATGGTGCTACAAGATTTTCTGCATTAGCAAAAACATATAAACGATCCAGAAAAGAATTAAAAGCACAAAAAGATTTATACGATCAAATATTAGATAATTTTAATACCAGAATAAACAACGCTAAAGGTTTATATACTACAGAAGTACAACAAACTGGCGGTGGTTCTATAAGATATTTTCACGATAAACCTAATCTCGCTGAATCTGATGTAAGAATGGTTATATCAAGTGTGGGTATAACAGTTACAGCTAATGGAAGAGACGATAATCCTACATGGTATGGTCTAACTGTAGACGGTACATTAGTCATGGGTATTGTAGCGGCAGAAGGTATTGTTGGTAACTGGATTCAAACAGGTTTAATTACATCTAAAAATGGTCGTGTATATTTTGACTTAGATAATAACGAATTAGCTTGTGGAAAATTAGTGTCCCAGACAACATCTGTATGGCAACTTAATAGAGTCATAGCATCTATAGTAAGTAGGAATGCCTATGGTAGAGATTCAATATCTTATGCCGGTGGACTTAATGTATATAATGAAGATTATCCAGCTAAATTTATTAGGATACAACCCGGATATACAGAATCTGGATACAGTGCTTATCAAACAATGCCACAAATATTCACTGGGCGACCGGGAAATTCTTATTATCAAGAAGAACCTGAATACGCAGGATTAGATATATATGCTTATGTGTCTAATGGTAATGAAGATCCAAATGCAGCAGATTCTGCTAAATATGATAGAAGTGGCATTAGAATATGGCAAGACGGTTGGATGGATATCGGCACAAATGTAGAACGTGCCAGAACAACTGGTAGCAGTTATCCGGGTGCTACCATTAGTATGGGACCTTCACGAAAAACAAAAGTGGAAGATGGAGCATATTATTACGATTCAACTCAAAGTGCCCAGATGTTGTTTTATGCAAATAGGTATGCATTTTATGGTGGACCTGTTACTGTACAAGGAACTTTTTCATCTTCTGGTAGCAAGAGTAGATGTGTAAATACAAAAAATTATGACGAAAGATTACTTTATTGTTATGAGATGGCATCTCCAATGTTTGGGGACATTGGAGAAGGTGTAATTAATGAACAGGGTAAATGTATAATATCTTTCGATGATATATTTTTAGAAACTACAGATACAAGTATAGAATATCAAGTATTTTTACAAAAAGAGGGAAATGGAGATCTATGGGTTAATAGTAAATATTCTAATTATTTTATAGTTGAAGGAACACCAAATTTAAAATTTTCTTGGGAAATTAAATGTAAACAAAAAAATTTTAAATTTGAACGATTAGATGAATTAAAAAAATTAAATTATGAAGAATCCGTCCTGTCTGAAAATGAATCAATAGCGTCACTGTTAGATAATGAAGAGTATATAAATGGTGTTATGGAGGTATTATATGAAAATGAATTTATTGAGTAGTTTTATGGCACTTAATGTGAACGGCGGAGATAGAATATCGTTCACATACGATGAAATTAATACAGACACAGGAGAGCCAATTAGTCAAAATAATAAAGTTAGTTTTTATGTTGTGAATAATGAATTAAAAGCACACATAGAAGCTATAAGAGAGTATATTAGAACTAATAAATTAGGAGAATAATGTATGGCCACGACTATTACAACTATTCAATTACGGCGAGGAGATTATTCCAATTTTGATTTTCAAAAAATGAAACCCGGAGAAATAGCTGTCGTAACAAGTGGTGATCCTATAGGGGATGGAAAAGCCATTTATGTATGTACGATAGCGGGTACTCTTAAAAGATTAGCATCTTATGAAGAATTAGGTAATTATGTATCTCAGGCACAGGCTGTATTATCGGATGTGCAAACAATAGCACAAAGTGTTCAGACGGCAAATATTAATGCGAATAATAAAGCACAACAAGCGGCACAGTCTGCTACTGTGGCACAACAAGCACAACAAGCGGCAGAACAAGCTAAAACTGATACCCAAGGATTATTAAATCAGGCAGAGACAGTTATTCAAGGATATACACAGACTGCCCAACAAACAATCCAACAAGATGTTGCCGCCGCAGAGACAACTATAGATGAATACGAAGACTCTGCTATAGATGAAATTGAAGATGTTTATACTGATCGTATGGCAGATATAAATGCTAAAGCCGATCAAATTGTAGCTATAAAAACAAATGCTGAATCAATAGCTACGCAGGCATTACAGGCCGCAGGAAATGCAGAAGCACTTGCCGCCGAAACAGCTAATCAGCTTGATGCTATGGGTAGGCGTGTCGGCAATGTTGAACTTGCATCAGAGGGATATGTCGATGATGGTTATGTCGAAAATGGAGTGGCGTACTTTACGCATAATGGCGCAGTTCTCTTTGAAATCACCGGAATAGGCGGTGGAGGAGGTGGTGGCGGTGGAGACACCGTTAAAGCTGTTCTAACCGTTACTAATACTTCTGGATGGCTATCTAAAACTATTGCAAGCGGTGAATCGTGCCCTATATCGCTTGTATGGTCGTCTATTGAGGATGATATGCCTACTGGAAATGGAACGCTCAGGATCACAAATAATGGCGCATTCCGTGCATCCCTCGAGATTCAGCAGGGCAGTATTACGGTTGATCTTGGTCAGTATGTATCTATTGGATCGAATGTGGTTAAGGTACAGGTATCGGATGTATATGGTCAGTCAAGAACTATCAATTTCTCCGTAACTGTTATAGCACTTTCGATCAGTTCAACTTTCGATGTATCGAGTCCGTTTACAGGTGCGATCCTGTTTCCGTATACGCCTGTTGGTGCTGTCAATAAGACTGTTCATTTTATTTTGGATGGACAGGAAATTGCTACATATCAGACCGCTGTATCTGGCAGACAGTTGACACAGACTTTTGCACAGCAGTCTCATGGTGGACATACCTTGAGAGTATATTTCACTGCCGAGATAAACGGTGAGTTGGTACAGTCCAACGAATTGTATTTTGAGTTTATTGCACTGGGTGATCTTGATACGGATGTCATTATCGTAAGCCCGTATAATAAAACTACAGAACAGCAGTACACATCTATTCAGATTCCGTATACAGTCTATGATCCTACTGCGCTTACTGCCGAGGTGAAGATTTATGCAAACAATACGCTTGTGTCAACGCAGACTGTGGATAGAACAGAACAGACATATACCTATCGTGCAAATGATTATGGCCAGTTGTCAATCCGCATTGTAAGTGGTCAGACTACAAAAACTATTAATATCACAGTTGAAGAATCTGAAATTGATGTAGAGCCAGAAACACAGAATCTTGCGCTGTATTTGTCTTCTCAGGGCAGAAGCAATCAGGAAGAACATCCAGAGGTGTGGACATATAACGATATTTCTGCAACGCTTACAGACTTCAACTTTACGTCTGACGGATGGCAGAGAGATGAAGATGGTATTACTGTACTTCGTGTGTCAGGTGATGCAAGAATCACGATTCCGTATAAACCGTTTGCTACAGACTTTCGTAATACTGGCAAAACTATTGAATTGGAATTTGCTACACGGGACGTACTGAATTATGATGCTGTGATCCTGTCCTGTCTAAGTGAAGGCAGGGGAATGTCAGTTACCGCTCAGAGATGTTATTTAAAATCGGAGCAATCAGAAATCAGTACACAGTATAAGGAAGATGAGCATGTACGAATTTCTTTTGTATGCGAAAAAAGAGCAGAAAATCGTCTGCTTCTGATCTACATTAATGGCATTGCATCAGGCGTTGTGCAGTATCCAACTGACGATGATTTTGCACAGTTGAGTCCTGTGAATATTAGTATCGGATCGAATGATTGCACGATGGATTTGTACTGTATTAGAGTATATGACAACGATTTGAACCGTTTTCAGATTCTTGATAACTGGATTGCTGATACACAGGATGGTGGCCTGATGCTTGAGCGGTTCACAAGAAATAACGTCTTTGATGCTTATGGCAATATCGTTATTTCTCAGCTTCCGAGTGATCTGCCGTACATGATTCGTACAGCTACAGAACTGCCGCAGTACAAAGGGGATAAGAAGACTATAGACATCAGTTATGTAAATCCTATGCTTCCTTCAAAATCTTTTACTGCTACGGGTGTGCAATCTGACGTACAGGGTACATCTTCTCAGTACTATCCGAGAAAGAACTACAAGGATAAATATAAAGGCGGCTTTGTTCTCAGCAGTGGTTCTCAGGCAAGCAAATACGCCATGAACAACGATGCGATTCCCACGGACACATTTACCATGAAAGCAGACGTTGCATCTTCTGAAGGCGCAAACAATGTGGAACTGGTACGACTGTATAATGAGGCTTGCCCATATAAGACACCGCCGCAGTTACTTAATCCGAAAGTCAGACAGGGTATTGATGGTTTTCCGATT